CAAGACTTCGCGCAGCGCGTCGCCGGTCTCATCGAGAACCGGCTACAGAGGCGCGACCGCGTCATGGCTGACCACATCCGGGGGGCGGTGGCCTGATGGCGTTCGTGGACCTGTTCATCGACCAGCGCCCCAGGCTCGGCCACATCGTCTTCGACTGCTCGCGGACAGAGACCCACGAGGCCGGGCTCGAGCTGACCCAGCACCCCGTCGAGGGAGGCGCGGACCTCGACGACCATGCACGACCGACGCCTCGACGGGTATCGCTCGAGGTCGTCGTCTCTCCGACCAAGCCAGTCCTCGGCGTTCAGCTGCGGCCCGACTTCGACCCCCAGGCTCATCGCACGGCCTGGCAACAGCTGCTCGAGCTCAAGGACTCGGGAATCCCGATGATCCTCGTCACCGGGCACGAGGCCTACATCAACATGATGTTCGACGGAGAGGGATCCCTCGTGTGTGTGCGCGAGCCATCGAGGTCGAAGGCTGGCATCTATCAGATCCGACTCCGCCAGGTGGAGTTCGGCTACACGACGCTCGCCGAGGCGATCGCGGCCGAGGTCGCAGACCAGGCCGCGACGAAAGTCCTGCAAGGAATCCAGGGCGGCAAAGAAGCCAGCGGGGCAGCGGCGGCCGCGGCCGCGGGGGGCATCTAGACATGGCCAAGGAGCTCCAGTGGCAACTGAACGGTGACCCCCGCTTCGCGTGGCGTGACCGTCTGCCCGTGCGCGGCGTCGACAGGTTCTTCACGTTCGTCCTCGACTGGAACACCTATGCGGAGGCGTGGTCGATGTCGATCCTCGTCGGCCAGGGCGAGCAGGCCGGCACCCCGCTGCTCCGAGGCGTCTTCGTGCGGGTGGGCGAGAACCTACTGCGCCACCACACGGACGAGCGTCTGCCAGATGGTGCCCTCGTCCCAGTCGACCTTTCTGGCGAGGACCGTGACCCTGGGCGCGACGACATGGGCTCGCGCGTCAAGCTGGTGCACCTGACCGCGGAGGAGGTGGCCAGTGCCGCGTAGGTTCGGCCGGGAGGTGCAGCTCAAGCTCGGCGTCGCCGCTGGGCTTCTGGACCTTCGTGTCGACCGCAAGGGCGGCCTGGACGTGGAGTTCGAGGTGGAGAAGTCCCTCGACTTCGCGGCGAACCGCTGCTCCGTGCGCATCTTCAATCTGGCACAGCGAACCCGGGACCTCATCACGGGCACGGTGCGCTCGACGATCGACTTCTCGGACGATTTCATCTTCACCCCAAGCGGCAAGCTGGTCACCGGGACGGACCTCGGATCGTTCTCGAAGGTGACCACGGATGGCCACCAGATCGTCGGTGTCACGCTGCTCGCCGGCCACGAGCGCAACGTCGGCCAACTGTTCGAGGGCACGACCAAGCACGTGCGCAACTGGCACGAGCGGGTCGATTGGATCACCGAACTCGAGTGCGGTGACGGGCACGAAGGCCTCACCAAGGGAAAGATCGCCATGCCCTACGCCAAGGGCACACCGATCTCCACCGTCGTGCTCGACCTGATCTCAGCAATGGGGGGATCCATCGACCCGGGCACCGTCACCGCGATCATCGGTATCGCCGCCGGGAAGTCGAAGCACAAGATCCACGACGTGAAACTCGGCCGAGGGTTCTCGGCCTACGGACCCGCCTACCCGCTGCTCAAGCAGATCCTCGAGTACATCGATGTCCGTTGGACGTTCCAGGATGGCGAGTTCATCCTGATCGGTTCTGACACGACGTTGCCCGAACCGCCGTTCGTCGTGACGGACCAGGGGACCGGGCTCCTCGCACTCAACCCCATCGAGGGCGACGCCTGGGAGCTCGTCCATCTGCTCGACCACGGCCTCAAACCTGGCAAGGCGGTGGCACTCGCAACCTCCAAGGCCCAGGGCGCATTTCGGGTCGAGAAGGTCCGTCACGTCGGGGCGTCGCGCGGCGGCGAGTTCACAAGCACAGCCGAGCTGACCAAGCTCGAAACGATCCCGGGGGTGCTCTGATGGTGTCGCTCAAGCTCGACGAGGAGACGTGCACCGAGCTCGTGACCGAGAACGGGCGCTGGGTCGAGATCGAGGGGCTCGAGGAGGTCGCCCAGCGGCTACGGATCCGCCTGCGCACGCTCGCGGGTGAGTGGCCCTACAACACCGCGCTTGGTGTCCCCGATCTGGACGAGTTCTTCGGCAAGGGGCGCGACCCGGCCGCGCTGGTCGCGATCTATCGGCGCCACATCCTGGGCACGCGGGGAATCACCGAAATCCCGGAAGGTGGCGGGCCGTTCCTCGAACTCGACGACGACCGCCAGCTGACGATCACCTTCCGAGCGCGCGCGGGGACGCTCGGGATCATCGACTTCTCTGAGCCGATCTTGGAGGTGAGCTGATGTCACGCGACACATGGGGACTGACTGATACCGGCTTTTACAAGCCCACCTACGCGGAGATCCGAGCCGAGAACGTGGTCGACTGGAAATCGAAAGCCGGCGAGAACCGCGACACGAGCGACGAGTCGCCCGAGGGTCGGTTCATCTCGTTGCTCTCGGTCGCGGAGTCGAAATGGTGGGAGGCGCAGGAAGCAACCTACAACGCCGGGTTCCGCGATTCCGCTGATGGCGTCGCTCTCGAATCTCTACTGGGGCCTGTCATCGGGCCCCCAAAACCGGCGACCTACTCGACAGTCACGCTGACCCTGGACCTCGACGCGGCAGTGACCGTCACCGCAGGTTCCAGGGTCAAGCTCGACGACACGGGCACGGTCTGGCTCACCGACGAAGAGGTGACCTCGATCGGGGCCGGAGGCTATCCGGTCACCGCCACCGCCGAGAACAGTGGGCCGCTGACCGCCTACGCGTCGTCCGCCTGGACGATCGTCAACTCGGTCACGGGTTGGAATTCGGTCTCGAATGCGGCCGATGCCGACGTGGGACAAAACGAGGAGACCGACGCCGAGTATCGCGAGCGCGCCCGCAAGAGTGTCCAGCAAGGCGGCGTGGTGGCCGCCCTGCTCAAGCTCGAGGGCGTCACCTTCGCCAAGGTGTTCCAGAACGACACCGACGATCCGGACGCACTCTACGGCGAGACCCATTGGATGGAGGTCCTCGTCAGGGGCGGCGACGCGGCTGAAATTGCGGCGGTGATCTGGCTGTGGAAGCCAGCCGGCATCAAGCTACAGGGGACTACCTCGCAGGCGATCTTCGACAGCGACGGCAACACGCAAACGGTCTACTTCAATCGGCCGACCGCGGTGGCGATCCATATCGAGATCACGGTCACGCAGGGCGAGGGCTACCCCACCAGTGGCGACCCGGCATCCGCCATCAAGCAGGCCGTCGCCGACTGGGGGGACGCGAATCAGGGCGTCTCCGACGACGTCGTGGCGTCCAAGCTCATGATTCCGGTTCACGGCGCCGTCGACGGCATCGAGGGCATCGTCATCAAGGTCGAGGACGTGGACCCGCCGACGGTCACGACGGTGTTCGACATCGCGGACCGTGAGATCGCCACATTCGACACCGCCAACATCGACGTGATCGGAGCCGACCCATGAGCGAGACCGAGTGGGGCGACGAATATGGCTCGTTTCTCGGTGGTGGTCCGACGTTCGAGCATCCGACCGAGTTGCAGGCCCTGATGCTCGAGCAGTTCGAGGACTCGGTCACGCTCAAACAAGTGGTCGAGTTCATCGGAGAGCGCATGCAGGCGCTCGAGATCGAGCGCTACGCGGTGCACTGGTACCGCTGCATCTCGACCGCCACCGGGGCCACGCTCGACATGCTCGGCGCGGACCTCGGCCTCAAGCGAGGAGGTCTCTCCGAGGAGCAGTGGCGCGCCCTGCTGCTCGTCAGATTCCCTGCCCTGTTCCAGCGCCGCAGTCCTGAACTGTTCCTCGGCGTGCTGCGTGCGCTGCGAACGGGCACCTTGATCGTGACCTCCTACGCAGAGCGGTACCCGGCCACGATCGAGGTCACGCTCGCCGAGCTCGACACGGCGACCGCCGCCTGGTGGTCGTCGCTACTCCGCGGGATCAAGCCCTACGGCGTGCGCCTCCTGGTCCACGTCACCGAGGCGAGCGCAACGGCGTTTCGCTTCGACACCGCTGGCGCAGGATTCGACCAGGGCAACGCCTTTTCCTACACGCTGGAGAGCTGAACGATGCCACCGCAAGACCGACCGCAAAACCCCAACGGCACGACCGAGACAGCCCTGTGGGCCGAAGACGACCTCAACGTTGTCAAGCCCGACACGGCAAAGCAGAACCTCGGATACGAGCAAAACGAAGACCCTTCGAGTTCGTTTCGCAACTGGCTCGATCGCGCGGTGACGAGGCTGACGCGATTCGTTCATTTCCGCTTTGTGCGTGGTGACACGGGCATGATCGCATCGTGGATCCAGACGGCCGGCGTCTACGGGACCTCGGCGGATCTGCAGGCTGCGCTCCCCTACTCGGAGGTCTACCTCGAGGGCGTTCTCGTCGAGATCCAGGCGGTTGCCTCGCACACCTTCACGGCGTCGAAGGACACCTATGTCGGCGTCGATGTGGACGCGAACCTCGAGTACAACGAGACCACCAACGGCGGCGCTGAGCCGACGCCAACGGCCGGCTACACGCACATCTGCAAGGTCATTACGGACACGAACAACGTCACCTCTGCCGTGGCGACGCTCTCGACGGTGCCGCGGCTGGGCGACGTGAAGGGCCGGACGATCGATGTGCAGCCCGACAGCGATGGTGACGCCATCATCGGGCGCGGCGGCGGCGCTTCGGGGGTCGGTGTGACCGGCAACGGAGCTGGCGGCAAGGCAGGTGTACTGGCGAACTCAGGGACGACGGGGCCAGCCTCGAGGCATGTGGGCACAGCCGCGGGACAACCGGCCGTCCAGGCCGTGCACACGAACTCGGGCCCAGGCGCGACATTCGCGGGCAATGGTACTGGCGCGGGCCTCGAGGCCACGGGGGGCGCAACTGGCCGAGGGGTGCGCGGCATCGGTGGCGGCACGTCTGGTGAGGGGGTCAAGGGTGAGTCGTCGACCGTGTCTGCGGCCATCCTCGGCGAGTCGACCAACACTGCAGGCACCGGCATCCAAGGGACGACCCCCGCCGCAGCGACCGTCAACGCCATTGCGGTCAAGGCGACCACGGGCACCGGGGACGCGACCGCGCTCAAGGCGGACTCGAGCGCCGGCGACGGCTACGCGGCGATCCTGCAGGCCGACGCGACATCGCCAGCTCGTGCGCCGCTTCGCATGGTCCCCCAGGACACGGATCCGAGTTCGTCCGCAGACGGTGACATCACCGTGCACTCGGGATTCGATCAGGTCCGCGCGAAACTCAACGCGCTTTGGCACGGGCTCTGGTCTACGCCTGGCGGCTTCTGCACGGGGTTCACGTATACGTCCACGCTCCAGACGCACGGGAACGATACCTACACGACCAAGGGCAGCGTCGTCCTCGCGACACCGTATCACCCGAAGGTGGTCGGGAAGGTTCGGATCCGGATCTCGTTCGAGGCGAGCACAGCCGCCGCCGGTTCGACGTTCGCCTGGAAGGTCCTCGACTCCACGCACGGGACCAATGAGCCGATCGCGGAGCAGATCGAAGTGATGCGCGTCGGCTCCACAGCCGCCGATGAGCGGTACATCGTCCGTGAAGTCGAGTACACGCTTCCAGCGGCCGGCGCTCGTACGTTCGCCTTCCAGATGCGCAATGTTGGTGCGGCGTCGACCTCCTACGCCCGGCGCGTTGCGCTCCGCGTCGATGGAGTGTTCGCCTAGTGGGCTCTGACCGCCAGCCTTCGCCCGAGATGGTCGTGGACCTGATCGTTGCAGCCGCCCAGCGGGGGATCCAAAAGGTCTCCGTGGCGACGGTGGTCACGTTCGTGCCGTCGCCTGCGCCGGGCAAGTTGGCCGAGGCGTCGGTGCAGCCGATGATCATGGACCGTCGCAAGTCGGGGACCGTCGAGCCGAAACCACAGCTGCCGAGCCTGCCCGTCCTCTTCCCGGGTGGTGGTGGTTGGGCATTGGAGTGGGGCCTCTCGGTCGGCGATCCCGTGCTGGTCGTCTGCGCGGACGAGGATATCCACGCCTGGCTGGACAACATGAAGGTGCCCGCGCCGCCGCAGACAGGCCGCCGTCACGACTACTCGGACGGGATGGTGCTGCCGATCTTCGGTCCGCAGTCCTCACCGGTCGGCACGCCCTCTAACCTCAAGATCACCGGGCCCACTGGCGTCGTGCTCAACATCGAGGGTGCGACGGGGATCGTGAACGTCGGGGCCGAGGCTGCGGCAGACTTCGTCGCACTCGCTGCGAAGGTCGATGCCGAGCTCGCCAAGGTCAAGGCGGCCATCGCTGGTGCGGCTGTGTCCGCTGGTGATGGCGGCGCCACGTTCAAGTCCAACATCGTCGCTGCCCTCAACTTTGCCACGACCGCCGCGACCAAGACGAAAGCCACCTGACGAAAGGACAACATCATGACCGAGAACAAGAGTTTCGAGGACTTCGAACTGCATCGACACGTGCTCAAGGCTACAGCCGCGGCCGGCGAGGCCGACTGGGCAGCGACGGTTGCACTGCCAACCGATGATGCCTACGAACTACGGGGCCAGGAGCGCAAGGGCAACGGCCTGGCATTCTGCGCCGTGCTGGTCGATGGGAACGGCGCCAAGGTGGCGACGGGCTCGTGCCTGGTCACCTTCGAGGTCGTCGAGATCGTCGAGCGTGCCGCTGGTCTCTCCCAAGTTGCCGTCGGCGGTGACCTGATCGGACCGATCGCCCCCTACAAGATGGTCCTCCTCACCGGCGAGAACGCGCCAGGCAAGGGGAACTACGTCATCCGGATCGCAGCGGCGTCCAGCGTTCCAACCGGCGCCACGCACGTCGACATCTACTGCAAGGAGCTCTGAGATGGGGAAACTACTCGGACAACGGGCACACCCCGAGACGCTGCACTTCGGTGTGCAGCAGATCTCGACCACGACCACGCCTCGCTACCTGTCGCCGGGTGGCGACTCGAGTGGCGTCGCTGCGGCGGGCGCGATCGGAATGCACGTCGGGCGGTCTGGCTACATCACGGCGATCCGGGCCAAACACCAGACGGCCGGCACCGGCGCGGCGACGATCACCTACACGGTCGAGGTCAATGGCGTCGACGCGCTCGCGGTGGCCGTCTCCAACACGAGCACGACCGTCGCGGTGGCCACCGGTCGGGTCTACGCCCCCAAGGGCGCCTACGTGTCGGTTCGCGTCGACAAGAGCGCATCGATCGCGGCGTCCCCCCTCTACTGCAACGCAGACGTCACGTTCGAATAGGAGAGAGTCATGGAGTACCAGTTCCAAGCCAACGTTCCGCCGCGCAACGAGGACGGGACCTACACCCGAGAGGTCATCATCCCCGAGATCGACGTGCCCGATCGAATGGTGCCGGTCATCGTCGAGATCGAGGCATCGTCCAACACGGAGATGGGCTACGCGTTCGTCTGCTCAGACGACACGGGAATCTCCGGAGCGCGCTTCGGGCCGCGCGGGATGCCGAGCCAGCCGTACCACGACCGCATGGAAGTCGGCTTCTATCGCGGCCAGATGGGCCTCGGCGTGAGCGTCGAGAACCGGACCAAGGGGTGGCTGCAGATTTGCGGCGCCTACCGGCTCGAGCGGGTTGGCTAGCCAACGTATCCTGACCAGACTGCGGCCCACCCGGAGCCGTGGGCCAGCGATGGGACACCCTCGAGCTGGTACACGGAGATCCACCTGGCGGAGCCGGGTTCTACGCTCTACGCAGACACGGTTGCGGATTACTTCGCGGCGCTCTAGTCGTCGCTGCTCATTTCAGCACGCGCTTCTGCATTCGCTGTAGGCAGTTTCACAAGCCTGCAGGTCACCAGGTAGACACTCATCGGAGATCAGATCGATGCAGGCGACGTTCCCCGCGATGCACTCGATCCAGCACAGCATTAGGTCGAATCCCATGTGCTCGTTGCAGTCGGGTGCGATGTCCGAGCACTCAACCAATTGCGCAGCGTACCATTGGGACTCGCATGCGTTCTGGCCGACTTGCCTTCCGCATTCGCAGCCCTGGCCCGCGTTCTCGATGCAGTCTTGATACTCAGACTCGACCTGGTCGGAGCACTCCTGCGACCACAACTCATTCGCGCACGGTCCGACCAGCGCAAGTTCGGCTTCCGCGCACCCCTGGCAGGTGCCGTCGATGCACTCGAGCATGTCCTCGTGGCAGTAGTCTTCGGGACCGCATGGACAGTTGTGGAACCCAGGGTAGCAGTCGCCGTCACCATCTCCGTCTCCGTCTCCGTCTCCACCAGCATCCACGCACAGCCCGGACAGGCAACTCAGGCCTTCCAGACATAGCCCCTCTTCGGTGCACGGACAGCCCTCATGGGCCTCCGGGCAATCATCGCCGTCACCGTCCCCGTCGCCGTCACCGTCTCCATCGCCATCGCCATCGCCGGCCGATGAATCGAGGGCGCTCCCATCGTCGTCGCTTGCACAAGCCACTGTGGGGGGGAGCAGGGCGAGGGCGGCGACGAGACGGAAGCGCATGCCCAAGTCGTAGCCGCCGCCACGAACGAGGTCCAGTGCGCAGGCGTTCACCCGTCCTTTGGTGCGGGACCGACCGGCCCGCTGGCCGACATCGGTTCCTATGCGATGATGCACCCCCCCTCTCGAAAGGAGTTGGAAGTGGATCTCGTTGATCGACTCAAGCAGATCGCGGAGCGCGTGCCCAAGCAACTTCCCCACATTCAAACAGAAGAGGCAACGAAGAACGCCTTCGTGATGCCCTTCATCAACGCGCTCGGATACGACGTGTTCGACCCTCTGCAAGTCGTCCCCGAGTTCACCGCAGACGTTGGGAAGAAGAAGGGCGAAAAAGTCGACTACGCGCTGATGGTGGACGGCACGCCGGCCATTCTCATCGAGTGCAAGTGCGCCCACAACAGCCTCGACGGCGATCACGCTCAGCTGTTTCGGTACTTCACAACAACGGCGGCGAAAGTCGGCATTCTGACAAACGGCGTGCAGTACCGGCTCTTCACCGACCTTGAAGAACCAAACAAGATGGACGAGCGTCCGTTTCTTGAGTTCAACATCCTGAACGTCGACGAAGTGTTGGCCGCCGAGCTCAAGCGCCTCGCACGGGACAACTTCGACGCCGAAAGCATGGTCACGGCGGCAACCGAATTGAAGTTCACGCGCGAGATCAAGAAGCTCCTCCGGGAGCAGCTTTCGGCCCCATCTGAGGACTTCGTGCGCTTCTTCGGCTCACGCGTCTATTCCGGCAGGATGACTGCTCAGGTACTCGAGCAGTTCACGGAGGTCACTCGGCGGTCGTTTGCTCAGTTCATCTCGGAGGAGTTCAATGCGCGCCTGAAGCACGTCATGAGCGGCGATGCGGTAGCGGCCGGCGATACGGCGCCGGCGACCGAGGAGGAGCCCGAGGAGGATGCGGACGGTATCGTCACGACGCAGGAGGAGATCGACGGTTACAACATGGTCAAGGCCATCGTCGCCGAGGTCGTCGCTACCGAAAGGGTCGTCATGCGAGACACGAAGAGTTACTGCGGCGTTCTGTTGGACGACAACAACCGAAAGCCAATCTGCAGGTTGCACTTCAACAGCGCGACGGTGAAGTACCTCGGTGTGTTCGACGCGGAGAAGAAGGAGCGCAGGATCAAGCTCGAGGAGATCCGCGACATCTTCAAGCACTCCGCTGAGCTCAGAGAGACAGTTCTCGGCTACCTCGCCGCCGACGCACCTTAGGCGGCGACGTCTCCGGCCCGCGGGCCTCGCAACTGCCAATCGATCCCGATCGGATCACGGACGCTTTCACCCGCTTACAGGTGAGGCGCTCGCGCATCCTGCCGATCTCACCCGGATCACGTGGACGCCCCCTGTACCAAAGTACGGCCCCCGCGCGGGAGATCGTCTGTACCGTGATCGACGTTGGGGTGGCGCGGAACGGATCGGCAGGTTGGCCGATGGCAGCGAGCGAGGTGAGATGAACTATGCGAGATCGAGCGAGAGACGATGGACACCTGAGACGGCGATCGCCCACGTGCGAGAGCGGCTGGCGGAGCAGGGACGCGGGTGCGTGGACGAGGCCGGGCGGTGCCACTACATCATGGCGGACGGGCGACGGTGCGCGGTGGGGTGGCTGCTGACGGAGGCGGAGGCGTGGGAGGCGGAGCGGCGAGGGCTACACGCGACGGACCTCAAGCTGCCGGTCGCGCTTGTCGCAGAGTTGCGTGCCGCTCACGACGACGCCACCGCGGGCGAGTTTGCCGAAGACCTCGACTTTGAGCTCAGCCGCCTTTCCGCTCGATGGAGCGACGATGCGCCCTGAACAGAAGCAGCAGATAGCGGGCGACCGAAAGGCCTCGCTCCTGCGCGCGGTCCCTCAGCCAGTCGCGCTCATCCTTGAGCGCGTGGAATCCGACCTGGCGCGAGCCGGCGTCCCTCGGCGGGACCTCGAGCATCTCGATCAGCTCCTCTTTCGAGATGCGCAACTGCCGCCTCAGGTCCTCAAGGTGGGCATCTTCCTCATCGTCGAGCTTGAGCAGCTCGCGCACGCTTGGCGCGTCGACCACGGAGTATTCATGCCACATGCTTGCAAGAATGCGTCACTGAACAGGCGGAGGGATGCGCGGGGCCCGTCGGCATAGGATGACTCCAGAATGCTGACTGTCAGACGTTACCAGCGCTCGGGCCGGCAGGGCTGGGAGGTCGACTTCGCCTTCGTTTTCGAGGGCAGGAAGTACCGTAGGCGGCGCAAGTCGCCCCACCCCTCCAAGGAAATGACGAAGCGTTGGGCGCAGCGGCAGCTCGCACACTGGCTCTCCCATGGTCCCAACGAGAGCAAGGAGATCTCTCCGTCGGCTGGCGGGACGATGATCTCCGCGCCCTTGGTGAGAGTCCATGCCGAGGTCTATCGCGCGGCGATGGCGGGCCGCGGTTGGAAGCCGAGTTCGTTGGCTGCGCTCGAGTCGATGTTCAGGGTCCACATCAACGAGGCGATCGGGGATGTGCCGATTGACGAGATCGGGCCGCGGCATATTGCGGAGCTCAGGAGAGCTCTCCGCAAGCTGAGCCCCAAGACTCAAAACAACGTGCTCGCCGCCCTGTCTGGGATGCTGCGCTACGCCAAGGACGAAGAGGAGATCATCGAAAGCACTCCGCGCATCCGCCTCAACCGTCTCCCGAGCAGGGAAGCGGAGTTCGTGTCCCCTGGGGTCCTCGTCGAGATTGTGGCGGCCGCTCGTCGCGTCGGCCACCGCGAGGAGCTCGTGATCCTACTTGGCGCGCATGGTGGCCTCCGCGGCGGCGAGATGGCGGCGCTTCGGCATTCGGATCTTCGGTTCGCCGACGACCGCGGGCGAATCACGATCTCGAGGACCCTTTGGCGGGGCAGCATTGGGGCTGAGGAGCCCAGGAGGACGCACGAGCACGATTTGAAGGGCGGGCACTTCCGATCGGTGCCCATGACATCGGCGCTCAGAGCAGCCCTCATCGCGCTCCCCAGGCCGCTCCGGGATGACCAGCGGATCCTCCGTCGCACCGATGGGCGGGACGTAACCGCAAAGTGGCTGATCTCCGCGGTCCGCCGAGTTGAGCGGGAGGCTGGGCTGGACGTGACAGGGCGTGTTCACATCCTGCGGCACACCTACTGCACCCACCTGCGGATGGCTGGGGCAACGCTCGATGAGATCCAGGTTTTGGCCGGCCACGAGAGCCTGACGACGACGAGGCGGTACGTGCATCACGCGCCCGGTCCGAGCGACGAGGCCGTGGCCCGCCTCGACGCTTTTGGAACAATGATGGAACAGGCGGCCGCGGAGAAGAAAAAGCCCCGCCAACGCGCTCGTTGACGGGGCTTTCTGGTGGAGGCAAAGGGACTTGAACCCTGGCGAGGCGTGAGGCCGAGTCGTTGATTCAACACGCCTTTTCCCGGCGCCACAGTGCGCGTGCGCGCTATCTCACGGTTTTGCGATCTCCCGCGTCATCGCGCGTCTCGACAGTCGACGCGCGTCTGCTTCGCTCGTGGAACAGATGGAACAGAGAATCGTCGACGGATGACTGCTGAAAGAAATTTGTTGACAACGGACACGGGACGCCTATCATCCGAAGCATGGAGACGCCGAAGCCCGCACATGACCTGATCAAGGTCGCCGACGCGGCCGAGATGCTGTGCATGAGCAGCTCGGCCCTCTATGCCCACGTCGAGCGCGGGGCTTTCCCCCCTGGTGTGGTGATCAGGATCGGGAAAGCGCTGCGCTTCAGCCGCGTGCGACTCGAGCGCTACCTGGCCGCGGGAGGAACGAAGCAGGCCTCGTAGGCGCTCGTCGCTGAACAGATCTCCCGCCATCCCGGCGGACGACAGGACAAGTGCGCATTGCGCACGGAAAGGCAGAAGAAGAAGTGCAAGCCACGTCACCCATCCCATCCACCCCCAGGTCGGGAATCGTACTCGACGAGACGGTCGCCCGTGTCGGCGACTACACGACGACACGATGTCGCCTGCCAGCGACGGACGAGCACGAGGCATTCGCGGTGCGTCGCGTGGAGCGGTGGCACGCCGACGGCCCGGGGCTGCGCCTGGAACAGTGGCGATCGACGAGCGATCGGTCGACAGATCGTGACAGCGTCGCGGTCGCGTGCGTCCTGCAGGCGATCGGCCTGCTCGACGGCACGACCGACGAGGCCGTCGACCTCGAGATCGACGGTACGCGAATCCTCGTCGCCCGCGTCGACGGCGATGTGCGCATCGAACTGCGGGCGATGGCCGAGCGCGAGGTGGCCGCGTGAACGCGCCCGCCCCTACCCCGCCCACCGACGCGCGTCCGGCCGCCCTCGTCGACTGGACCCCGGAGCAGTACCACGCGCAGAGCCAGCGGATCTCGAACTCGCAACTCGCCGACTTTCGCGCGAGCCGGCGCCGGTTCCACGCGGTCCACGTCGCAAAGACGCTACCGGGCCGCGAGCAGACACCCGCGATGCTGCTCGGCTCGCTCGTCGACGATTTGCTGTTGCTCCCCGGAGAGCAGCGCTTCGCCGTCGCGCCCACGGTCGACCGGCGCACCAAGGCCGGAAAAGAGGCGTGGGCCGCGTGTCTCGCCGAGGCGGCCGAGCTCGGACAATACGTCGTTACGGCCGAGCAGTACGAGACCGCGCAGGCGATGTGCGCCTCGCTCGCCGGCTCCCCATTCGCCAGTGATTTGCTCGCGCTCGCCGGCCCCACGCAAGCCGCGATCATCTGGGACGACGACGAGAGCGCCCTGCCCTGCCGCGCGCTACTCGACAAGCTGATCACAGGGGGAGAGGTCGGCCGAATGGTCGTCGACCTCAAGACGACCACCGACGCGTCGCCCGAAGCATGGTCGCGCAAGATCCACGCGTTCAGCTACCACTGCCAAGCGGCTTGGTACCTGGACGCCGCGATCCAGCTCACCGGCGAGCCCCACGGATTCGCGCACGTCGTCATCTCGACGACGGCCCCCTACGAGGTCGCCGTCTACGAGCTCGACATGCGCGCCATCGAGCTCGGCCACGAAGCGAACCGCACCGCGCTCCGAGACCTAGCCGCGTGCCTCGAGGCCGATGAGTGGCTCAACCCGTACGAGCAGAAGCCGATGGTCGTCGGCCTGCCCTCGTGGGCCTACCCGCGAGAGGGGGTGGCCTGATGGGCGCCGTACCTCAGATCAGGACCGGCATTCTGGTCCAACGCGCGGGTAACGTTGCGCGCAGTCAGCATCACCGCATCTGCATCACCGGCCTGTCCGGTGCTGGCAAGACGGTGCTCGGGACCACGGTTCCCAACGGGGTCACGGTCGTCACCGAGGCGATCGCCTTGCCGACGATCCGTCAGTGGAACCCCGACCAGGGCGTCATCGAAGCGCCCGATCTTCGGTCGCTCTGGGAGGCTATCCGCTGGGCGCACGACAGTCAGGAGGCGCGTCAGTTCGACACGTTCGTGCTCGACTCGGCGACTGAGGCTGGTCACCAACTCCGTCGGTGGATCACCGAGACTTCACCGGATCGCACGGCGCTCGAGAACGCCGGCCGCAAGGGGACGCTCAGCCTTGGGGATTACGGCAAGTATTTCTCCGAGCTCGACAAGATGATGCGTGCGCTCGTGAGCCTGCCCATGCACGTGGTCGTGCTTGCGCAGGCGTTCGAGACCACGGACGAGATCACGAAGACGATCGGGATCCGTCCCAACTTCGAGGGGCAGAAGTTCATTCCCCGATTCCCCGGATACTTCGAGCTTTCGGGCGTACTGCGGTGCGTCCCGAACCTCACAGGCAGCGGTGTCACCCGCGAGGTCGTCTTCGAGGGTGAGTCCGGCCGCTTCATCGTGAAGGGCTCGAAGCGCCTCAAGCCAGTCGAAGTCCCCAACATCTCGATGTGGATCGAGGCGATGGACAACCCCAACAACCCCTAGCCAACACCTCACACCCAAGGAACAGACCAATGCCCTCGTTCAATCCCAAAGACCCCGAAAACGCCCCGTCTCCGTATCTCGAAGAGCCCGGCGAGTATCCGGCCCACATCAAGGAGTTCTACCGCCACGTCACCAAGAAGGGCATGCGAGCGATCGTGTGCACGATCGAGATCATCGCTGGACCGAAGCAAGGCGCGACGCTGCGCCGCATGTTCATGTTCGAGGGCGGTGGCACGAGTTGGACTTCGGAGATGCTGCTCTCGACCAGGGCCGGCGCGCTCGAGGACTACACGAACGACATGGAGCTGAGCCGAAAGTTCGGCCGGCGTCCGTTCATCGCCCGT